ATTGCAGAGGGGCTAGAACAAGCATCTGACGTAATACATGACACGATCAAAAGCATAAACAAAGAGGATGAATAACCATGTCTCATCAACATGACCGTATATACACAGATGAAGAAACCAGTGCGACCATTGGTTCCCATCAAATCCCAATTCCCATGAATTGGAAGGTCTTGGTTCAGCCAAATCAGGTAAAAATGAAGACCGCAGGCGGCATTCTGCTGCCAGACACCTCAAAGGACAACGAGGAATACTTGACCGCCCACGGCACCGTCTGTGCAATGGGTGACTTAGCGTATCGTGACCGCGACACAGGAGAACGCTGGAAGTCTGGCGTATTGCCGAAAATCGGTGATCGCGTGACCTACGGTAAATACGCTGGTCAGAAAATCGTTGTGAAGGGCGTAAAGTTTCTATTGCTCAATGACGATGAGCTAACGTCCATTTTACCAGACGGCGTCGAAGTCGCCGCATATTTGGGGTAGAGCCATGTCGGAACAAGAGAAAATTCTTGAAGAAATCGAGGCCGAAATCCAAGCGGCCAAGGAAGGCAAGGAGGGTGATTTTGAAATAGAAATCACCGACGAGCCGAAGCCAAAGCCTGAGAAGCCACAGGAAGACCCTGTGGAGGCCGCTGATGATCAGGAGCCAGACTATGGGCCAAAGGTGCAGAAGCGCATCAGCAAGCTCGTAGCGCAGCGCAGAGAGGCTGAAATACAAGCGCGGCAAATACAAGAGCAGAACGCGCAACTGCAAAAGCGGCTAGAGCGTCTGGAGCAGGGATCGCAGCAAAACGCTGAACAGGAATTTAATTCCCGATACCAGCAGACCAAGCAGGCGCTGCACAAGGCCGTGGAGGAGGGCGACACTGACGCCCAAGTTAACTTCCAAGAGCAGATAGCCGACATGAGAGCGGCAATGCGCGTGGCACAGGCGCAGCAGCATGGTCGGCAACAACAGCGGCAGCAACAGCAGCAACGCCAACAGCAGCAGCCACAGCGGCAGCAGGGCAATCCACCGCCTGAGAAGGCAATGGGATGGTGGCAGCAAAATAACTGGTTTAATGCCACAGGTTTTGAACGAGAAACAGCCGCTGCACGGGCCATAGATGTGCAATTAGATTTGGAAGGGTTCGACAAGAATAGCGACGAATATTACGCGCAACTTAACGGACGTTTACAAAAAGTATTTCCTGAGTTAAAGTCAGGGCCAAGTCCAAAGCAAAGACCAAAAGGTAGGTCTCCAGTCGCCCCCACTACGGGCGGGTCTTCAGCTTACAAGGGCAATCGTGTGCGTATGACGCAAGAGCAGCTTAGAATGGCTAGGGAACTTGGTATAAACGATGAACGTGGTCTCAAGAAATATGAAGCCGAAATTCGCCGTCAACAGAGGGAACAATAGTCATGCCTGAGAAAAGAAATGTTCGTGCAGAACAATCACGATCTTCCACCCGCGACGAGCAATCTCGCACAGAAGCGGCGTGGAAACCACCAGCACTGTTGGACGCACCAGAAGCCCGTCCCGGCTATGTCCAACGCTGGGTCGCAACCTCGATTCAAGGGAAAGACACCCCCGACAACGTGTATAAAAGAATGCGCGAAGGTTGGGAGCCACGCTCTGCTGACACTGTGAAAGAAAAGTTGTTTCCGACTATCAATCATGGACAGTGGACAGGATCAATTGGGATTGAAGGAATGTTGCTTTGCGAAATGCCAAAGGAACGTCATGCCGCGCAAAAACGGTATTACGAAGGCAAAAACGAAGAGCAAAATGAATCAGTCGCAGGAGAGCTTGATGCGTTTGGACGGCGTAGTGGGCAGACGTTCTTTCAAGAACGTAAGTCCGAAGTAAGTCGCGGCAGAACACTTTCTGCCATGAGCGATTAACCTTAACGCTATAGGAGCGAAAAATGGCAAATGTAGACGCCGCATTCGGGTTTGTACCCGTCCGTCACATGAGCGGTAATGCACCTCGCACCAATAAATATACCATTACGTCTGGTTTGGCTGAGAACATCTTTTCGGGTGATCTCTGCATTCTGACAGCAGATGGGGTTATCACACCTCACACTGCGACAGAAACCAACAATATCGGTGTGTTTGACGGTGTGTCGTACACTGCCTCTGATGGTTCATATGTATACAGTGAGTATTGGCCGTCAGGAACAACAGCTACAGATATATGTGCATATGTTTATGACGATCCATATATCGTGTATAAAGTCCAGTCTGATGGAGCGCCTGCACAGACAAATATCGGCAACTGCGCCGATGTTGTTGCTGGAACAGGTTCCACAATAACTGGAAGGTCAGCGTTTGAGTTGAACTCAACAATGGGTACTGGCACAGCAAGTGCCAAAATCATCGCATTGTATGATTCACCAGATAATGCTTTCGGCACAAATGCTGTGGTTGAGGTGCTTGTAAACGAGCATATTCTCAAAGCCACTGCTGGCATATAGGAGGGCATGAACAATGGCAATGAATAGAGCGAGTTTTGCAAAAACTCTAGAGCCGGGTCTGAACACTCTCTTTGGACTTGAGTACGACAGCTATCCCGCTGAATACGAGGCCGTCTTTGAATCGAATAGCTCTCAAAAGGCTTACGAGGAAGACGTACTTTTGAGTGGATTTGGACAAGCGCCAACAAAAACTGAAGGTGGAGCCGTCTCTTACGACAGCGCAAGCCAACAGTGGACTGCGCGTTACCAGCACGAAACCATCGCCTTGGCGTTCTCAATCACTGAGGAAGCTGAAGAAGATGGTCAGTATGGTTCGCTGGCTTCGCGCTACACAAAGGCGCTGGCACGTTCAATGGCATCGACCAAAGAGATCAAGGCTGCTAACGTCTTGAATAACGCTCAAGCCGCTGGATTTACTGGTGGTGACGGTCAAACCATGTTGAGTGCATCGCACCCAACACAGAACGGCAACCAGTCCAACGTGCTTGCCACGGCGGCTGATCTGTCTGAAACATCTCTTGAGTCGATCCTGATTAACATCAGCGACATGAAAGATGATCGTGGCCTTCGCATTGCGGCACAGGGTATGCAATTGGTTATTCCAACTGCTTATCAGTTTACCGCAGAGCGTCTGCTGGAATCAGCATTGCGTCCAAGCACTGCCGATAACGACATCAACGCGATTAAGGCTGGTGGTTATCTGCCACGGGGCTATCACATCATGCGCCGTCTGACTGATCCAGATGCGTTCTTTATTACCACTGACGTTCCAGATGGTCTGAAGCACTTCACCCGTTCAGCAATGAAAAAGGGCATGGAAGGCGACTTTGAGACTGGCAACGTGCGGTATAAAGTTCGTGAGCGTTACAGCTTCGGGTTTACCGACTGGCGCGGCATCTTCGGAACCGAAGGCGCAGCATAAACAACCCACTCTCCTCTTCCTTGTTGGGTCAAACTGGGGCGGTCTTCGGATCGCCCTTTTTTTATTTTAAATAAAAATGCATTTTATTTGTATCTGCCTATTGTATTATAGATTGTATCCCTTATATCAATCATAAGAGAAACAGAGGAGAAAAAAATGGATCGCAGTCAAGTAGCAGACGTATACCTCTCAGACTGGCAGTATGAGTGGAGAAATCCTTACGCTGAAGAGCCAAGCGATAACGTAGCCACAAATTATTATGTGACCATTGCCGATCATAGCGGCAGAACGTGGTGCCATAATTTTGGTCTATCATCTGCAAGTCACCCATACTGGGAGTGCCAAGAGCGTATTAATAAATTGGTTGAGCGCATAAAAAATCATTTGGAAGCTGGTGGTTCAATAAATCTGGATCATTGGGATGAAGGCACACCTCGTTATGGATCAGAGGCTTGGATACGTTTTGAGCGCGAAGAGCTTCAGCCAGTGGGAATTGCATTGTCAGAAGGCCGTCTGCATGAAGATGATCTTTGTGAAAGACTGCGTGGATACTTTTAATCAAAGCGGGGGCCACGCGCCCCCATTCAACTAGGAGGAAAAAATGGCAATAATCAATGTAACTGCAACGGTCAATGTGCAACGCACAAAAACAATTAAGATCAAAGTTCGGGTTAAGGACGTAAAAGATTGGTTGCGCGAGACTTATGGTACACCCAGTGAGCATGGGTATGAGTGGGATGAACCACACATACTAGAGGAGTATATGCAAGAAGAATTGGAAATGAACGAACCTGATATGTTTTCAGAAAACGATGGGGAAATAAACGAAACACTTACCGATGATTGGGTCATAGATAACGCCGAAACATAACACTAACGCCGTTAGCGTTACAAAAAAGGCGGTCTTCGGATCGCCCTTTCTTTTTGTTCAGACCTGTTGTATTGTGCCGACATCCCTGACAGGTGCGCTCTGCGCCTGACTTAACCCACGACAGGAGATCGACATGGGTACTACAACTTTCTCAGGCCCGATTAAATCAGGCACGATTAAAGAAACCAGCGGAACAACTGTTGGTTCTAACATGAAAAACACAGGTTTTGTTGTCCTTTCGCAAACCGCTGCGATTGATCAAACAGCAACAACAACCACCACAGATATTATTATCCCCCCAAACAGTCAGCTTATCTCAATTGATGTGACTGTAACCACAGCGTGGAGCGGTGGAGCCACAACTCTTGGCCTTGGCGGCGTTGGTGCGGCAACCTCTCTAACTGCGGCTGGAGCCATCCAAGGCAACGCAGTGGGCATCGTGGCAGCAAGTCCCGGTACTGACGCAACGCGCACGTCAAAGTGGCTGAACACAGGCACAGGCGATCACAGGCTGATCGTTACCACAGCAAACACTGGAAATGGTGTTGGCGCAGTCACCGTTGTCTATGCACAAAGCAACAACGTAACATAATTTATTGGTGGGGTTTCGGCCCCACCAGCAATTTATAGGAGGGTCAAAGTGGCTAATATTACAAGCATAAAAACGCTTTCTGAAAATACCAGCGAAGTAGTCATGGCATTCCAATTGCAATATGTTGATACTGGCGATGAAGATGCCGTGAAAAAAGTTGATGTCTCAACTCTGGCAAAAAACGCAAACGGTGCGTCCTGCAATTCGGTAAGTCTTCTGGAGTGCTGGTGGATAATCCAAGGCATGACAGTCATGGTGGAAGCAGACGCAGGCACAGATGTCATTATGATGCATATGGCTGCTGATGATATTGGATACCAAGACTTCAGCAAATTTGGTGGATTGCCATCAACTGTAGAATATGGAAGCACAACTGGTGATGTCCTATTCACAACAACTGGCCTTGGGGCCGCTGGCGATACATATAATATCGTCATGCGGATGAAAAAACATTACGCATAGGATTGCTTCATGGCACTATCAGGCACAGTAGCGTTTCGCCCAGATGTTGAAGAAATCATCGCAGAGGCATTTGAGCGGTGTGGGATCGATCCGCAAACCCAAACAGGTTATAAGGCTGTGTCTGCACGGCGCAGCCTAAACCTGTTGTTTAGTGAGTGGGCCAACAGAGGCATCAATTACTGGGCAGTGGAGCAAAGAACCCTGACGTTGGTAAAAGACCAGACAACGCCGTACACGCTTCCTGCTGGCACCATCGACATTATGGACGCCGTCATTAGAGATAGCGCAGGCACGGACACGTCCGATCAAATCATCAATCGTGTGTCCATTGCGGATTATAACCAACTGCCAAACAAAACATCTTCGGGAAAGCCATCACAGTATATGCTGGACAAGCAATATACGCCGCTGATTTACATCTGGCAAATACCAGACGTGACCACATACAGCTTGAATTATTGGTCAGTAAACCAGCTAGATGACATCACGGCCAGCAATCAAGACGCTGACGTGCCATATCGCTGGAGCGACTGCATTTGCGCGGGGCTGGCAAGCAAGCTGGCGCTAAAAAACGCTCCAGACAGGTTCCAAGTGTTAAACGAAATCTACGAAAGGGCATTCACGTTTGCGGCAGCGTCAGATAATGATGGCGTAAGTCTGAGGGTTCAGCCAACTGCGCTGAATTTATATTAATGGCAAAATACGCACGGGGAAAAAAATCTCAAGCGATAAGCGATAGAAGTGGCCTTCGGGTTCCCTATACGCAATTAAAAACGACTTGGGACGGCCTGCGCGTATCACCAGAAGATTGGGAGCCAAAAAACCCACAGTTAACGCCTGCAAAAAATGTTGTTGATGCCACGGCCCTGTTTAATCCACGGCCAGACAATGACCCAGAAAATGTTGAAATATTTATTGGTTTTAATTTCGACATATTTGCTGATCGCAGATTAACAACTAATGTTGGGATTGCTGGTACAGCGTTTACGGGGCAAATAAGTTTACTCGTAAGTAGCAATTTTGAACCATCTGGCGTTGCTGGCGTTGGCGAGGCTGGTGATGCAGAGCCAGCCAGCGACATAATTTCTTCTGGGGTGAGCGGAACGGGGAATGTTGCCGTTGATCTTGATCAAGTTGTTACGCTGGCAGTGACAGTGCAAAATGTTGGTGGGGCAAACAAATACTTCATCGCTGGCGTTCAGCAAGACACGCTGGAATTAATGGAAGGCAGGACGTATTATTTTGATCAGAGCGCATCTTCTAATTCTGGGCATCCGCTCAGGTTCTCTAGTACTCCAAACGGAACGCATGGTGGGGGAAGTGAATACACCACAGGAGTGACAACGTCAGGAACGCCGGGACAGGCAAATGCTTACACCCAGATAGTTGTCGCAAATTCCGCACCAACACTTTATTATTATTGTTCGGTACATAGTGGAATGGGAGGAACGGCAAATACGCCTGTATTCGCTTCTGTAGTGGTTGAATTAAGTGATATCGTAACTGGTGTTGGTGGTGATGGTGACGTTGGGGATGAGATTGTTCAATCTATTGTCGCACCTAATGGAGTGTCTGGTGATGGTGATGTTGGTGACGAAATTCCTGTCGCGCACCCATCTGGCGTTGCTGGCGGCGGCGGGGCTGGCGCGGTTGGCGTTGAGGCTCTTGAAATATCAATTGATGAAGATGGTGTTGGCGGCACAGGTGCAATCGGCAATCCAACATACGTTGCTGACTTGCAAGCTGGAGTTGCTGGAGTTGCTGGTGATGGTGAAGTTGGTGACGAAACGCCAGAAACAAATAAAATTGCCACAGGTCTTGGCGGCACAGGCGGTGTTGGCACAATAACTGAAGAAGTCACCAAAATTGCTACTGGCGTGGCTGGAGACGGCGATGTTGGTGCAGAAACAGTGCAGCTTGAAAAAGTAGAGACTGGCGTTGGTGGCACGGGTGGTGTTGGAAATGAAAGCATAGATATACTTGGCTGGGGTAATGCTGGCTGGGGAGAAGATGGATGGGGCGAATAATATGAGCTACACAACACTAAAAGCCAATATCCAAGAATTTTTGGAAGATGACTCGACAGAGTTTGTTGCGTCTATTGACACGATCATAGCGCAGGCTGAAGAAATGGTTTTTCAGCGCCTACCAAATATGCCGTGCTTCCGCTCGACATCTGCTGCGGCTAATCTTGTGCAAGGCACGGCGTCATACACAATTCCCACGGCGAGAATGATCCGACAGGTATCAATTACCGACACAAATGTTGTGACGTATCTCGACCACAGGGTGGATTCTTACATCCGCGACTATTGGCCCAATGCGGCGACACAAGGCACCCCACGCATGTACAGCACAGATAGCGCAGGAACGGCTGGAACGGTCATTACACTGGCTCCCACGCCCTCTGCGGCCTTGGCCTACAGCGTGGACTTTATCGCGCCTGAGACGGGCCTGAGCAACGGTAATCCCAACACTTGGATCGACACTAACGCTTCGACAGTTTTATTGGCTGCGGCTCTGTACGAGGCTTCTGCGTTCTTAAAAGCGCCAGAAACTTTATCTCTATATAAAACCCAGTTTGACGAAGCAGTTCAACTTACTGTACAAGAGATGCAACGAGATTACGCAGCAGAATACAATGGAGGCATATAATGTCAATTTCACAAGCAATGAGTACGTTATTTAAAAAAGACGTATTGTTGGGCGACCATCACCTAGACAGTGACAATATTTATATTGCGTTGTACACCAGCAGCGCAAGTCTAGGTGCGGCAACGGATGGTTACATAACCAGCAATGAAGTTGCCGACGGCAATGGCTACACCACTGGCGGTGTTGCTTTGGCAAGTAAGGCAGTAACAGAAAACAGCACTAGTGGTATTTTTGATGCGGCTGATCCAGAGTGGACAAGCGCAACATTTACTGCCGCTGGCGCATTGATCTACAATAAGACACTGGGCGATGCATCTGGCAACGCAAGAGGTGCAATCGCCATTCTTAATTTTGGCGGTGACTTCTCTGTTGCTGGCGGTACTTTTAAAATCGTATTCCCAGCAGCAACTGCAAACAATGCAATTGTAAGGATCGACTAAAATGGCTTCATCCTATGACAACGACTTACGCCTTAATGAAATGGCGACTGGCGATCAGTCGGGCGCATGGGGTACGGTCACAAACCTAAACTTGGAAATGATTGCAGAAGCATTCAGCTACGGCACCCGTGTTATTGCCAACGCCGCCGCAGACAACATAACACTCGCGGATGGCGCACTGGACGCTGACCGAAGTATGTACTTGAGATTGAGTGGTGGTGGTCAGGCTTGCACAGTAACATTTTTGCCAGCAACCATCTCAAAGGTTTGGCTGATTGAGAATGCAACGTCTGCAACTTTGACGATGAAGCAAGGCTCAAGCCCAGCGGGTATTGCAATTCCTGCTGGTCAGGTCAAAATGATAGCCACAGACGGTGGGGGCAGCACAAACGGCGTTGTCTATGATCTTCTAACAGACGTAAATCTGGCTGGAACAACGGTGACTGATAACCTCACGGTTGGTGGAACTCTTGGCGTTACTGGGGTTCTAACAGGTACGTCATTAGATATTAGCGGCAATGTAGACATTGATGGCACAACAAACCTTGATGCCGTGGATATTGACGGTGCTGTTCAAGTTGATGCAACAGTAAATGTTGGAGTTGATGACACTGGTTATGACGTTAAGTTCTTTGGAGATACCGCCAGTGCATACATGCAGTGGGATGCAAGTGCAGACGATTTAATTCTTGGTGGCGCGGCTGGATTGGTAGTGCCTCAAGATAAATTAACTATCGCGTCCACCGCTGTCACAAGCACTGCGGCTGAATTAAACCAACTGGATGCCATTACTCGCGGCAGCATCCTGTACGGCAATGCTTCTGGAGCAACGGCTAGATTAGCCAAAGGTGGCGCGAATACAGTTCTGACTTCGGATGGCACAGATATTAGTTGGTCTGATGGCCCCCCGACACTGACTAGAGGTGAGATTATATATAGTAATCCGAGTGGCACCACAGCAGCACTAGCTCCCGGAACAGCCGATACAGTTCTTACATCAGATGGTACAGATATATCTTGGGCTGCTGCTGGTTCAACCTTTACTCTCGTAGCATCTGTAAATACAACAAGTGGCACGGCCATTGACTTCACTGGTCTTCCCTCTGGTGTAAACAGAGTAACGCTAAACTTAGTAAATGTTAGTACTGACTCAAGCCAACGCCTTTTAGTGCAACTAGGCGATAGTGGTGGGATTGAAGCATCAGGATACCTTGCTTCGTCTGCACATACAGTGGCTGGCTTGTATAGCACAAATGGCTTTCCTATTGTTAGGACTGTAACCAGTAACTTTACCAGTGGAATAATGATATTGACTAGAGTAACTGGAAATCAGTGGGCTTCAACACATAGCGCAACCAGAGACACCTCTGGCACTGGTGCATTCGGCGGTGGTTCCAAGACACTTACTGGAGAACTTACTCAACTTCGCCTCACTCGTCTAACATCTGGAAACTTTAACCAAGGCAATGTTAGTCTTTCATATGAGTAGGAAATAGATATGACTATTAGGCAAATAAACATTCAAACTAACGTTGAGACTACTATTCCTGATAACCGAGTTGTCAGTGAAGAAGAGGTAGCCAATGGTATTCGTGATGAACGTAATGAGCAACTACGATCAACGGTAGACGTTATAGCTGGGAACGTTTTACGTTGGAATTGTTTGACAACTGAAGAACAAGCCCTGTGGACAACTTATCGTTTAGAACTTTTAGATGTACCACAACAAGCTGGATTTCCAAACTCTGTTACTTGGCCTACAGAACCTAGCTAATGGCAGATATGAATGAGCGTGGTTTTGTGGTAAATAGGTGTAAATATGGATAAGCGCACAGTGGCCTCTGCACACAGCAGAATTGATGATCTAAATGTCACTTTTGCATCTCTACGCACAGAGGTGACCATACAGCACAAAGAGCTATTTACGAGGGTGAAGCGTTTAGAGGCGATTATGATCGGTGCCAGTGCGGCGATAATCGTTATGCTGATGACTGTACTAACAAAAATGGGATAAAACTATGACACCAGAGACGTTTGATAAATTTAAAGTTTTGCCGCGAATAATGATGCTGGCTGTTACAGTGCTGACGTATCAAAGTGTTCACTGGTTTATGTCTATCCCCCCAGATCAAGTAACAAATGCCCAAGCGGGTTTGGTTAGCGTCTGTATGGGCGCACTCACTGGTTGCTTTGGCATCTTCATAAATGGTGAAAAAGCATGATGGCTCTTCTGGGTAGCCTGCTAGGCTTCGGATCATCGTTTTTGCCGTCAGTGCTTGATTACTTTAAGGCCAATCAGCAGCAAAAACACCGCATTGAAATGATGCAAATCGAAACAGAGCTTGCACAAAAGCGGTCTGAAATGAAGCTGGTCGAGCTAGATAAAAAGGCAGACATCGAAGAAACAAGGGGCTTGTATGAGCATGATCGATCTATCGACGCTGGAGGATTTATCAACGCTCTTCGGGGTTCTGTTCGTCCTGTTATTACTTATGCCTTTTTCGGATTGTTCGTAGCCACCAAAGTGGTCATCATGGTTAAGGTCGGGCAGTCTGGTGGAGAGTGGACAGAGGCTGTTGAGCTTATGTGGGATCAAGAAACGGCTGGGCTTATGAGCGCAGTTTTAGCATTCTGGTTCGGAAATCGGGCAATCAGTAAATATGCAGGACAGAAATGATATTATCGTCGGGGCAAATTGAACAGCTACTTCATGGCAACAAAGACTGGAAATCTTGGGAGCAACCTCTCAAAGATATTCTTGCTAAGTACCAAATCAACACGCCCCAACGCATTGCAATGTTTATCGCCCAGTGTGGGCATGAGAGCTTGAACTTTACGGTACTAGAAGAAAATCTAAATTACTCTGCGAAGGGCTTAAATGCAGTATTCGGAAAATACTTCCAGAGGGCAGGGCGAGACGCAAATGCATTTCACCGTCAACCAGAACGTATAGCCAATGTGGTTTATGCTGACCGTATGGGCAACAGCAATGCAGCGTCAGGAGACGGATGGAAGTACCGTGGCCGTGGGGTCATACAATTAACTGGGGCGCATAACTATGCGATGTTCGCGGATGCAATTGGAAAAAAACTGTCCCAAATAATTGAATATGTCAGCACCAAAGACGGCGCACTGGAAAGCGCCTGCTGGTTCTGGAATAGAAATGACCTTAATAGATATGCCGACAACGGCGACATTAAAAGCGCAACTAAACGAATTAACGGCGGCTATAACGGCCTGTCTGATCGGGAGCATCACTACCACCGCGCAATGTCTGTACTAGATGGCTCATACAAGCCTCAAGCGGCCCCTGTGCTGCTCAAGGTTGGCTCTAGAGGCCCAGAGGTCATAAAAGTGCAGGAGACGCTTAATCTGGACGTTGACGGCGTATATGGCTTAATGACCAAAGAGGCTGTCATGTATTGGCAAAGAAAAAATGACTTGACTGAAGACGGGATAGTTGGCCCTAAGACTTATGCTGCCTTGATCGGAGAATAAGATGTCACTGCAATTGCTGAAATACAACGCTGGCATCGTCAAAGATACCACAGAATATTCTGCTGGGAAGAACGGCCCGTTTTGGGTGGACAGCCAACTGGTGAGATTTGTAAACGGATACCCAGAAAAATTTGGCGGCTGGCAAAAGAGCGCAATTTATTCGATTAATCCAGACGGCGATCCTAACAGCACTGAGACATCGATATCTGGCATATGCAGGCAAATGTCATCGTGGCGCGGCGTAACGGATGGCGTTGATAGGATCGCGGTTGGCACAAGCAATCATTTGTATATCATTGAGAATAACGCGCTGTACGACATCACGCCGCTGCGGAAAACAACTTCAAACCTTACTAACCCGATCACCACAGCAAACGGCAGCACAGAAATTACTGTCACGGATAACGGTCACGGCGTAAAAACAGGCGACTTTGTTGTAATTAATTCTGCAACGGCGACAGGCGGCATTCCAGCCGACACGCTCAACAGAATGTCTGGCTATCAAGTAGAGCTTGTTAGTGCCAACACATACACAATTGTATCTCCGACTGCGGCAAGCAGCACGGCGACAGGCGGCGGCACCACAATTGATATAAAATATTTAATTGGAGAGGCCGAAAACCTTGGAATACAAAGCTCTGTGTCTGCCCTTGGCTGGGGCGTTGGCGGTTGGGGAGGAAATGGTATTGGTGGCGAGGCTGGAACTACAAATAATGGCGAAATTATTATTGGAACAGAAATAATAAAATACACTGGAATAACATCGAATACACTGACGGGCTGCACTCGCGGATTTGATAATGATCCGGGGCCGGGAGGCCCAGCTACAACGCATAATAATGGTGCCACAGTAACTCTAAGACATTTCGGCCTTACAACAACATTAGCTGAAGCACTGGATGCAACTGAAGAAGAAATTGATCTTACAAGCGCATCAAATTTCTTAGGAACAAATCTTAGTGGATTTAACAGCCCAGCAACCGTGGCTGACTCAACAATACACCTTGATAACTCTTCGTGGAGCATAAATATTTGGGACAATGATGTTATTGCCACTTTGAGAAATGGAAAAATTTATTATTGGGACACGTCTGCTGGCGTGGCAACGAGGGCCGTATTGGTTTCCAGCATAGCCAACGCTGCAAGCGTCCCAGAAGTAGCTGGAATAAGCACAGTATCGTTTCCAGACCGACACTTTATTGTGGCTGGGGCAAGCAAATATGAAACTGATGGTAGCTCTGGGCCGTTTGACCCCATGCTGGTTCGCTGGTCATCTCAAGAAGAATTTGCCAAGTTTGCCCCCACCACACTAAATACTGCTGGCGATCAAAGATTAGAGGTTGGCACAAAAATTGTTGCAATGATCAACAGCCGCGAAGAGACAATCATCAGTACGGATGAGGCTGTCTATGGAATGACATTTGTGGGTGATCCGTTTATATTTTCGTTTAGATTACTTGCGACTGGAGTTGGAGCCGTGGGAATAAACTCCATGATTGCAATCGATGGCAATGCGTTCTGGATGGGTCCAAAGTCGTTTTACGTTTATGACGGTGTGGTTAAAGAAATTCCATGTCCACTAAAACATTTTGTCTTTGACCGTATGCAGACGGCCTTTATCGGTAAAACTGTGGTCGGACATAATGTAGAGTTTAGCGAAATTATTTGGTTTTATGTGTCAGATCAAAACACAGCGACAGATACAGACAATCCAGAGCCAGATGCATACGTCACATACAACTACAATGAGCAGGCGTGGGCGGTTGGAGAAATGGATCGAACTGTGTGGAACGATGCGTTTGGGGCGCGGGAAAAGCCATTTGCATTTTCTTCAGAGGGCTTCCTATACAATCAAGAGACAGGCACAAGTGACGATGGCGCGGCCATGAATTGTTTCATTGAGGCATCGCCCCGTGAAATTACAGCCGAAGGCGAAAATCTGTACATGGTGGATCGCGTTATTCCTGACGCAACAATGGGCGCGAACAGCAATTTATCTCTGTTTATGAACACACGAAAATACCCCAATGGCGCTGAAACTGTGAAGGGGCCGTTTAACATTACATCGACAACAGAAAAAATCAGCACTCGCGTCAAGGGTCGCCAGATTGCGTTGAAGTTCCAAAGCACAGGCACTCAGGATGAGTGGCAGCTTGGCGACTTGCGGATTGATACAAAAATGGCTGGCCTGAGATGAGTGGAACCGCACCCCTCGCAGCATTGCGTTTGCCAAGCCCACCCTCGCAATATCAACAGGGCTACATGGCGCGTCTTACCAGCACTCTAGAGCTTGAAAAACAGGCGACATATTTTGCCAATTCTTCCAGCTTAAACACGGCGGTACAACAGGCCGAAGCAACAGCGTGGTTTATTTCTTAGATGTCTAATAAATATAAAAATGCAAAAGTTGATCTGACAACGGCAAATGTCACAACGCTGTACACCGCGCCCAGCGCAACAACTGCCTTGGTGAAGTCGATCTTAGTATCGGAGTACAGCGGCAATGCAGATACGCTCACGGTAACGCTGACAGACGCCGCCGCATCGCCTGCTATTTTTAGCCTCTTCAAAACGACAGCAATAGGTGCTAATGCTACGTTAGAGCTTTTAACGCAGCCCCTCACTGTGCAGGAGGGCGAAATACTTAAAGTCACGGCGGCAAATGGAAATCGGCTCCACGTTGTGGCCTCACTATTGGAGATAACCTGATGGCAGTTCAGTATGACGCAAACGGCGTGGCGATAACAGATGAGAACGGCGTTGCTCTTGCAGACCCTCTTGGTAGCCTTGGTGGATTAACTACTGAGGACGGCATGAATGCGTTGCAGCTTTATCAGCTTGAGCAGTCAGAGCTTCCAGAGCTTGAAGCTGGAGTGCGATTGCAGGACGTTTACGGTACTGGCGCAGCGCCAATGTATGATTTCTTTAATCGTGTGCCAACGCGCACCGTCACATTCCCCGACAAAACAGATTTTGGTGGCGTGACATTTGAAGGTGAAGAGGCTCCCTTTGGAACCGCAGGAAACACTGATTTTAATACGTCAAGCCAAAAAGCAATTGCCGAAAGACTACAACAGCAGGCGGCTGGTGAGTTGGGAATGATGGTCGGCGGTAATATTGGTCGGCAGTATTTGTTTGGTGGTAAAGGCATCGCAGATAATTTTGGGAAGGCGACAAGCGAAGGCTTGAAGTCATCTTTTAGTTTTGGAAACAAAGCGCCGACTTTTGAAGGATTTCAACCAAAAGTTGGCGTTGGCTACGGCGTAGGTCGTTTTGCTGGAGGATTATTGGCAGGAGAAGATTTTAAAGACGCAGCAAAGTCTGGCGTTAAATCAGGCGTTGGCGCGGCAGTCGGAAGCGTATTTGGCCCTGCTGGAGCTTTTATCGGTGCAAGTTTATTGGGCCGTGTGATCTGCAACGAACTACAGCGGCAGGGCGTAATGAGCAGGCAGAACGTACTGCTGGACTATCGCTTCACCAGAGATTACCTGACGCCACAACACGTCAATGGATATCATGTATGGGCCGTACACGTTGTAAAACAAATGCGTAAAGGTAGAGGCGTCAAACTCTGGCGTCACCTAGCCCAACACAGAGCCAACGAAATTGCTTATATCTACGGCAAGCGCGACAAGCCCGACTATCTGGGCAAGATTTATCGAAAAATTCTGGAACCAATCTGCTGGTCGGTTGGCTTCTTCTGCGAAAAAACTGACTGGTCTGTTTTATACAAAACAAAGGAAATATAATGGAACCCGATCAAATGCCCGAAATGCCCGAAATGCGTGGCGCGAATATGCGGCAGGAAAAACGCCCACAAAAAGATATGGGCAAGGCATCGCCAGAAATCGCGGCTGCTCTTGTTCAGCGTCTTGGATCAATGTCTGAGCAGGAACTTGCAATGCTCGACAGCGTTATCAGCCCAGAGGTGGCGCAAGTGCTTATGAAGCTGCTTCCAGAGCTTGCGGAACTCATCGCGGCGATAGAGGGTAGCGCAGGCGGTGGTCAACAGGCTCCAGCCCCCCGACAGATGGCTCAGAGGGCTGCTCCAGAGCAGATGGGCGCACTGGGCGGCATGGGCTAAAACTGAAAGGCTGAACAAATGGTCGATATCTTTACACCGACATATTCCACGCTACCGTCAACGTCTGACACGTACAGCGCAAACGAAATACCAACGTGGATATCCACCGCTGGGCGAGATATCTTTGAAAATGTGTCTGAACTGTCAAAAACTCCATACCCAGTGTATGAGGGTGACAGGATTGCAAGCTACGATACGTTCAATCCTGCCGTGGGCGAAGATGGATCATTTATCACGGACGGCAACAACAAGCTGACCACCTCCGAGCAGGAGGGCTTGGGAATACTCAGCAGTCTTGATGACACATTTCAGCCTTACTTGGATGACTACAATACTGCGCGAGAGGGGTTGGGCCTTGGTTATGGGGCTTCAACCCGTGAAGAGCTTCTGGGCGATCCGTTTAGTATGGAAACGGCGCAGCCGTTTATGGACATCTACCAAGGTGCGATGGACCCTGCCGTGCGTGAAATCCAAGAGCAGACAATACGATCTCAAATGGATGCGCGGGAACGCGCTGCTATGGGGGGTGGTTCGTTTGGGTCACGTCTGGGCATTATGGAAGGTGTGGCCTCTGGGGAGGGCGCAAAGGCCGCTGGAGACCTTAGAGCCACGGCAGGACGCGAAGGATTAGACTTTGCTGCTGGTCGCTACGACACAGACCGCACTGCGCGGTTTCTTGCTGAAGATAAATTGCGAATGGGCTACGAGACCGACGAGGCTTCGCGACTTGGAAAAATGGATGCCATTCAGGCGGCTGGAAACCTAGCGACAGACCTACAGGCGCAAACGGCGCAGGGTCTTATTACTGCTGGCGAGGCCGAAAGATTGCTGGATCAACGGGCGCTTGACTTGGCATACGCTGATTTTCTTGATCAGCGTGATTATCCTATGGAGCAACTTAACGCTGCATCCGCAGCACTAAGCCAGACCCCGTATTCCACAACCAGTCGCGGCTATGATTTATCCACGGAAATGGCGGCAAACCCATCCGTATATGGGCAGGCACTGTCTGCACTTGGGACTGGCGTGAGCGCGTATAATTTGTTGAAACCAAAAGGTACAAGTGAATAGGTGAAAAATGGCCGTTGAATTTGACAAAATGATGGGTGCATTGGGAATGCTTTCAGGCAGTAAGGCTGGAGCGCAGAAAGCCTTTGACGCAGCCAGCGCCATGTACGCCCCCGTCGAGGAAGTCAATCCTTGGGAGGCTTCCCTGCGGTTCTTTTTGGAAATGGGCAAGCAGGCATCACAGCCCGGCGCTACAGTATTTGGGTCGGCTGTTGGGGCTGGCCTTGTGCCGCTCGACTATCTTGCCGCCAAAAAGAAAGAGAAGCGCGACAGGGATCAGAAAGTGGCCTCCACGGCGTTTAGCCTTGCGCCAACGCTAAAGCCGAAGGTCACTAAAGCAACTTATGGTAAACCTGATTTTTATATGGTTTCTAAATCAGATGGAAAGGGTGGTTTCACTACTCCAGTCGAGACGGCACTGACGCCAAAACAATATTCTGAATTGCCAACTGACGGAAGCGTTAGAGTTACCAGTTTGCCGAAGACTGGCACTAAATTTACAAAACGAACTTTGTATAAACCTGACGGCTCCACAATAGATGTGTATAGTGCTGAACAGGAGCAGACTGCAATCAGTGCTGGCTATGGACGTGTCAAGGCAGATGATTTTGATAACGTGACGGTGTATAAAGATGATGGTAGCTCAAGAGTGGCGCGATCACAGGCGGAGCTTGATACGCTTATTGGAGAGGGCGGTGGTGGCTGGTCAAGAACAAAACCAGCGGCAGGATCGACTGCTCAGTTCAAAAGAACTGTCTACAAAGATGGAAAAGAATTAACAGTTTATAGTAAGGAAGATTACAACACTGCAACAAGCGAAGAAGGTGGTTGGTCGCCCGAAAAGCCTGCTGCTGCGGGGCCACAGGGTTCAGCGTCAGAGCGCATGACAAGCAGAGTTTTTGGATTTGTAGATACTTTTATTGGAAACAATGGGAAAGTCGATAGTAGACAGCTTGCACAGTTTATTAGTGATGTAAAA